AGAACAGAAAATTTTAACAATGGCTAAAGAATCTGGAGAAAAAAATTCAGTAATTAATGCAATATTACAAATTATTAATAATTGTATTATAACAGATATTAATATACAAGAAGAATTACCAATTACTGATGTTGAATATTTATTTTATCAACTTAGAGCCAGATCTGAATCTGAACTTGTAAATTTAAAATATAGATGCGAAAATAAAATTGAAGATACTATATGTGGCAACACTATGGATCACACATTAAATTTATTAACCGATTTAGAAATTTTAGATAATGGTGTTTCTCCAATAATTGAAATTACTGAAAATGTTGGCATTAAATTAAAACACCAAAGATTTGAACTTGACGGTTTAGAGGATACATTACCAACACCAAAAGAATTGTTTGAGATTATTGCAAATAATGTAGATTTTATCTATGATGAAAATTCTTCATATAATGCTAAAGATATTCCTCAACAAAAGATTGTTGAGTGGATTGGTAATTTACCAACAGAAAAGTACGAAAAAATAGAACAATTCTTCTTAAACGAACCAAAAATTATAAAAAAATTAAATATAACTTGTAATAAATGTGGTATGAATCACAACATTTTAGTTGAGGATATTTTCGATTTTTTTACTTAATTCTTGGTAATGATAAACTTTCAGTTTATTATAAAACTAATTTTGCTATGATGCAACATCATGGTTATAGTTTAACTGAACTGGAAGCGATGATCCCTTGGGAAAGGGAAATTTATATAGGTTTATTGGTTCAACATATTAGAGAAAAAGAAGAAAAACGTAAACAGCAAGAAGCTATTAGGAATCAACATTAAAAATGGCAAATAATTCAGATAAAGAAAATAACTGGGTGCAAACTGCTGGAGATACCGCTCGAGGTGCTTGGCAAGGTGCAACTATGGGGTTCGGGGAAAATATCTCTGCTGGTGTCAAAAGCGTAGTCAAAGGAACGAAATATGCTGATGAATTAAAATCTGAAGAAAACGCAAACGAAGAGGCTCTACAACGAAATCCTGTTGCATACAGCACAGGATTCGCTGGAGGAACAGCAGGTTCGTTAATGATAGGAACAGGAGAAATTGCCGCTGGTGCTAGAGTTGCCACTGCTGCAGGAAAAACTGCAATATCAACTGCATCAAAAATTTTACCAAAAGCAGAAACCATAGGTAAAGTTGCAGGTAAAGTAGCAGATAAAGCTGGTGGTATCGCTACAGGAATGTTTGATACCTTAAAAGCTGCTAAAGGTGGTATTCAAGAAAAAATATTATCAAAAACTGAAGGATTAGCAGATAAAGCAACTAACACTTTTAAATCTGGTATGGAAACCATTAAAGCAAAAGGCAGCGAATTAGCTGAAAATGTTGCAGGTAAAGTTTCTGATGCCAAAGAAATATTTAAACCCAAAATTGAAAAGGGTATTGAAGCAATTAAAGAAAAAGCTTCTAGTGCATTGGAATCATCAAAAGAATTTGCTGGTAATGTTACAAGTAAATTAAAAGAAGGTGGTAAAAAGGCAGTAGAAGTTGGTTCTAATTTAGTTAAAAAAGGTGGAGAATTTCTGGGTAATGCTACAGGAGCTATAGGAAGATTAGGTTCCAATTTAGTTGGATCGTTATTCGGCAAAAAAGATAAAGAACATCAAGATACAACCCAACATCAAACAGGAGAACATCAGGGAGAATTAGTACCAGATGAACCTGCTGTTCCTGAAGAAATAATCGAACATTCTTCAGGTGGAGATTCAGGGGAACTTGCTGGAAATACTGCAGGGGATGGTGGTCTAGCCAGTTCAAATGCTATTGAAATTTTAAATAAAATTTATGAAGCATTAACGAAATTAAACTCAACTGCTGATAGAATGTCTGTTGGTATATCTTCGATGTCTCGCGAAGCTGCAAGAAAAGACATTGATGCTGATATTACAGCAGAAAATAAAAATGCAAGAGCTGGACACAAAGGTAGTCATGGTGGTTCTGGTGGTGGTTCTGGTGGTGGTTCTGGTGGGTTTATTCCGTCTATAGCAAGTAAAACTTTTAATGCAGCAGGAGGTTTTGGGGGATTAGCTGCTGCAGCTATTTTAGGTACTGGTGAAGGCGAATCTCTCGCAGATCAAGGTCTGACTTGGGCAAAGGGGACTGATACTTATAAAGCAGCAGAAGAAAAAGTTAACTGGATACAAGGGACTGATGCGTACAAAAAAACTGCGTCAGCAGTAGGATCAGTTTGGGATAAAGGTACAGAATTATTGGGATTCGGTGGAGGAAAATCATTAGGTTCATTAGATGAGGGAGAAAAAGCACATAAAGCATTATTCCCAGGAACGTCTAAAGGCGAAGAGCAAGATATGATGATGGGTGGATATAAAAAAGGAAAATATACACCATCTATTATAGACAAAGCAGTAGGAGCAGTATCCCAAAAATATGAATCTGGTAAAAGTGGAGCAGGAACTGTTTCAACTGGAAAAGGAGATTTCGGTGGCGCGTCATACGGAACATATCAATTAGCTTCTTCTGGCGGAGAAAAAAGTACATTAAATAAATTTTTAAATTCATCTGGATACGCAAAAGAATTCCAAGGATTAACTGCTGGTTCAAAAGAATTTAATGAAAAATGGAAAGAAGTTGCGTCAAAAGACGAAAAATTTGGTGACGCTCAACACGAATTTATAAAACAGTCCCATTTTGATCCGCAAATGGAAAAATTACAAAAATCTGGTATAGATTTATCTAAATCAGGCAGAGCTGTACAAGAAGCAGTTTGGAGTACTTCAGTTCAATTTGGAGGAAGTACTGGATTAATAGAAAAAGCTCTTGAAGGAAAAGATGCATCAAAAATGTCAGATGCGGATATTGTATCAGCAATACAAGACTATAAAATTGCAAATAATGATAAATTATTTAAAAGTTCTAGCGGTGATGTAAAGGCAGGAACGTTAAGCAGAGCAAGTAAAGAAAAAGCTGATTTATTGCAAGTAGCAGCATCTAAAACCGAAAATGCTACAGCAACTCCTCTAATGGACAAAAATGGACCGCAGCAAGAATTAAAACTCGCAGCATCTAAAACCGAAAATGCTACAGCAACTCCTCTAATGGACAAAAATGGACCGCAGCAAGAATTAAAACTCGCAGCTATGGAAGCATCAACAGTAATTCCAGAAAAACCGCAATCAGAAAATGTTGTTATGATGCAAGGTATGATGAGCGGTATGTCTAAATTATCTCAAAGTGTTATGGGATCACAAGTGCCACAAAAGGCACCTCAACAAGTAGCGTCTGCCCCTAGACCTCAAGCAGGAACTGGTGGTAGTATGATGGCAGTTAGAAATGATGATCCAGTGTTGTTAACACTTACATATGGAAATGTAAAAACGGCATAAAAAAAGGGGCGTTTCAGCCCCTTTCTACTATTGATTAATCATCACCAACCAATTTACTGAAGTAAGACATATCATCATCTTCTTCATCGTCAATTACTGCAGTAGAAGCAGCAAAAGAAGCAGTTGTTTTCTTTTCAGCAACTGTGCTTTGGATAAATTGTTCATCTTCAACTTCATCAAGAGATTTTGCTGTATAATCTTCAGCAGTTTTATACTTAGCGTTTTGATTTGATTGCCCTAGAACTCTTTTTAGACGAGCTTCTAATGTTGCATAGTCTTTAAAGTTTTTAGGTTCAAGAATTTCTTTTAAAGAAAATTCACTCTTCCAAACTTTTTCTAGTTTATCATCGTCATCAAATAACGCTGATGGGCTATCAAATTCAGCTAAATCATAATTTTGGTAACCATCTACTTTACGAATTTTTAATTTAAAATTCGCACCTTCCCATAAATCAAATGGATCAATAGGTTTATCATCTTCAAATTGTGGGTTCATCGCTTGAGTAATTTTCTCAAAGATTTTTTTACCAAACACATATTTAAATGTTTTACCTTCATTTTCTGGGTGTTTAGTATCTTTGATTACATAAATGTTAGAAACATAATGTAATCTACGTTTTTGTTTTCTGGCTTGTTCTTTATTAGATTCAATACCAGTTTCCCATAATTCTGAATTGTATTTACCTAGAGGGTCATCTAGACCAATTGAAGTTAATGATTTTTCGATATACCAACCACCTGGACCTTGGAAACCATGATCGTAATATTTAACCCATGGTAAACCATCCGATTCAACATCTTGTGGAGGAGTAGGAAGAAAACGAATTACAGCGTAACCGTTACCTGATTTATCAAGTTCACATTTCCAATATTCATTAGAATCATCATTTTGATTATTAGAAGACATTGATTCAACAGCTTTCGCTAATTTATCTAAATTTGAACCTGATTGTTTTTTTAATTTACTAAAATCCATATAAACACCTTTATTAACATTTGATTTAAACAACGTATAGACAACATATATACAACGTATTTTACGCAAATTCCTTTACAGTTTCAATTAAAGTTTTTTTGAATTTGCTTTTGTCATACTCTAAGAATGGCTTGTATTTCAACATTTTTGTTTTAACACGAGGCCAAATATAATCATCCTTGATATTTTTGTCCCATTTAGGAACAAATTCCATAAACTCATTCATAATAATAACAGTTTCCGGAGAAACTTCATCTCTTAACATTTTAGTTAAGAGCAAAGGAAAATCATTTGAATCACTTTTAAATAATTTTTTGTGATTTTCTTCACCAAATATATTTATTAAATCATTTTCAAAAATATAGGATAAAGATTGTTGTTTTTTATTAAAATTTACGAAATTTTCGTGTGCTTCATGAGACAACAAATCTTGAACCCATACGGTTTCATTTTGTAAAAAATTAGCAATAAAGAATCTTTTTAAATCTTCATCAGAAAATTTTTTACTCAATTTCTCATAAACATATTTATGTTTATTTTTATGGAATTGATCAACAGAATATTTTACTCTACCATGATACTTATTAAAGTCATAATCTGTTGTAAAGTGTAATTTTAATGCTCTGTAAAGACAGCAACATAGATACGCAGACATTTTTATCACCAAACCTAAAAATCATATTGTAACTTAAAACTGTTAAAAAGTCAAGCGAACAGATGAACTTTTTATTAAACGTAATGCGATAGCTTCTTCTTCCATCTTACTTTTTAAGGCAGGGGAAATTAAAGATATAATTGAATCAACTTCCAGTTCTTTTTCTTCACAATAACTAACTATAGCATCAACATATTCAAGTTTATGTACATTCACTTTAGTAAAAATTATATTAGAGAATTCATGCATTTTATCAAAATTTTCCATTAAGCACTCTTTTTTGAATAAAAATTAGATTGACCTAGCTTTGCAGCTAATTTATATTCTCTACTCCATTTATATCTAGAATGAATACTTTTAAAAAATAATACATCTGGACCAAAATTAGGTAAAGAAACACGTTTATTTAAAATATCATCAGATAAATCTAAACTCTTTTCCCAGGAATCGCTGCCATATTTTATTTTAGTTTTGCGCGAGCAAACCCAAGAAAATTGACACAATTTTTTACCGTCATCATAATTTATTTGATTGACGACACCACAAATTGTTTTTGGAAATTTTTTATGATTAGTTCGATTTAAGACTACTTTGGCCACACCCTTTTTACCAGCAATTGGTTCACCTTTTGCTTCATGATAAATGACTTTAGCCAAGCATATTTTTTCTGATTCTGTATTTACTTGTTTTGCGAAACTCGCTGTAGGTATTATTAAAATTATAATAGCAAGAATGATCGCCTTTTTCGTAATTGAATACATCTTTGTTTCTCCTTGAGAAATATTCAAATAAACTGTTGCAGAATATTTCTAATTATGATTAGGACTTTTTCTTTTCCTGAAAAGCTACTAATAGTTGGTTTAAATTAACTCACAAAAATCATGGTATAAAAAGTATTTATACCATGCAGTATATAGTCTAACCTAAAACTCTTAAAAAGTCAAGCATTTTTTTAAAACTGTTTTCTACGATCTACCAAGTCTTTGATATATGGTCTAATTTGTTTAACAAAAACTTGCGATTTGTCGTTTTCGACCGCTATAATTGTTACAATTTGTTTAATCACAGTTCCTGTCATTTCCATATAAGCTAGTGCATAAAATGTTTCTTGGAGAAAATAATCATGTATATTTTCTTCAGTTTTTAATCTTCTAGCATTTTTAAAATCTATTACAGATAAAATACCATCAAATTCAGCAATACAATCAACACTACCAGCAATTTTTAATTTATCGCTGTATAGACAAGCTTCTTGAGCATGGATATTATTAATTCTATGTAAAATAGGTTTTAGAGAATAAAACATCTCGAGGGCATCTGGCATTCGGCATGATAACTGTTTATTGTTGAGATAGTCTTCGCACATTTGATGTAAGTTAGTTCCGCGTTTAGCAGAATTGTTAGTGATCTTATCTGCAGCATCATAACCTATTCTGTCACGCCATTCTTTTAGATAAGATTTATCTGATGTAGAACCAAGTACAGTGGTAATAGATGGATAACACCGATGACCTATTTGATAATGGCGTCGTCCATCTATGTTTACACGTGGATAAGATGTTATTTCAACTGGTACATGACAAAAATTCATTTTTATAATCCTAAACAATATTATAAATAAAATAGATCGCGGTATCCCCATACCCATCTACTCTAAACATTTTTCACACAATCAGGAGACTGTAATGTCCAGCACAGATATTTATATCGAAACCCTCAAACAAATTTCAATACATAATAAATATTTTTTGTGGTATATTAATATAATCAATAATGCCATTGCGAGAAAAGAAAAAATAGTTTTTAATTACAAAGAAAAACATCATATATTACCTAAATCATTTAAACTGGGAGGAGAAACTGATAAATCGAATATTGTTATCTTAACAGCAAGAGAACATTATATATGCCATTTATTATTAATTAAATTTTCTAAATCTTCGTATAAAACAAAAATGTATAGTGCATTATGGTGCATGGTTAATGGATCAAATATAAAAAGAAATCCACAAAGAAATTTTAAAATAAATTCTTATGTATATACCGATTTAAAATTAAATTTATCAAAAATTCGATCAGATAACATTAAAGGAGATAAAAACCCAAATAAATCGAAAGAAAGAAGGAAAATTTTATCGACTCTAATGAAAGGAGATAAAAACCCCATGAAAGGAAAACATCACACTGAATGCAGTAAACGAAAAATATCTATTGCAACATCTGGAGAAAATAATCCATTTTTTGGAAAAAATCATACACAAGAATCTTTAGAAAAAATGAGAAACGCAAAAAAACCTCCGCAAACCCAAGAACACAAAAATAAATGTAGATCAACTAGGTTAAAAACATTTTATTTTTTATCTCCATTTAACGAAATCGTAGAAATAAAAGATTTAAAATTATATTGCAAAGAAAATAATTTACAATATAATTCTATGCTAAAAGTTAACAGAGGAGAACAAAATAATTATAAAGGGTGGATTAAAGCATCTCACCCGTAATATTAAAACTATTATAACCCCAATTGTTCTTTTATTTGAAGATAATGTTTTACCATAGAAGACCTAACACAGTCATCCATAGTAAACTCTACTAAACCAAATTCGTCAAGCTTTTTCATGATGTTCAAGAAATCTTTCATACCACTTGTTTCTTTACGTTCATTTAAATCGCACTGTTTGATATCTCCTGCAAAGATTATTTTAGTACCTTCACCAATCCGAGTAAAAATTGTATTTAATTCATGAAAAGCCATATTTTCCATTTCATCAACAAAGATTAAACAATTAGAATATGTTAAACCACGTAGGAATGATGTTGATTCAAATTCAATAATATCTTTTTGTTTTAAGATTTCATAAGCATCATCTCTACCAAATAAATCATTTATTATAGATCTATAGGGAGCTTCATATACAGAAATTTTTTCTTTTTCTGATCCAGGTAAAAACCCTAAATCTCTAGAAGCAACTGCTGAGCGTAGGATAATAATTTTGTTAAAAGTACCTTCATCTAACATTTCTTTTAGACCAAGATATAAACTTAAAAAACTTTTACCTGAACCTGCACTACCATATAAAACTAAATTTTTACCTTCATTATAGCAATCAAATACTTTCTCTTGATTATCTGTTTTTGGAGTTATTGTTCTTAACTCAAAATTTAAACAGGTAACTTTATTTGTTGATTTTTTTGATTTTTTAGGTCTTAACATAAATTCCCTTTATAGCTCTATTAAAAATGAAAAACCCGCATTACCAATTTTTTGGTTAGCGGGTCTAGTGATTTTATTCTAAAGTGTACAACTCAAAATTCTCTTGGTATTTGAAATTTTCTGTCACCAAGAGTATTTCCTGGAACAGAATCTTTAATCCTTCCTATAATATGTTTTTGAAAATCAGCAGGAGGTTTCATTACCCCTAACCTTACTGGATCCCCGAAAATTGGAACCGAATCAAAATATCGTTCAATATTAGAGTTTTCTTTTAAATATTCTTGATATTCAGCAATTTTCATTATTTTTTCGAAAATCTCACCAGTTTCTTTATTTCTTAGTGAATAAATTGGCATAAATGTATTTTTAAATTGTAATAGAATTATTTATCAATTTTATAAATTCGCAACATACTCTTTATAAGCTGTTGTTCGTTTATCAATATTCCCATTCGGTAATCTAGGTAGATCTTCTGGATAATCGCTTGTATCTGGTTTAGAAGTTGCTGCAATATAGTGAGAAACTGTTGGCTGTACTTGCGGTTCAAATTTTTGTTTAAAACTTTCAAATGATTCAGCTAAAACTAAAAACGATTCTTTACTTAGATGAACAATTGTTTCATTATTATAGGAAGCAACAGCATATAAGATATTGTTTTCATTAATTAAAACTTCTGCTCCGTTGTGATTTTTCGATTTTACTGTTATCATAATACCTCGTAATATTTTATTTTACTATATAGAATATAAATAGTCAAGTACAATTTAGTGCTTGACTAAAAATTGTTTTTAGTATATAGTAAAGAAAATGTGTCTGTATAAAGGTTGATACGCCGACTGATATCGTATTGATAACCTATTCACCATAAAAGTGTGTAGAATAGCTCTGTCTAAGAAAAAAAGAGGTAAAGACACCACCTCGTTACTTCTAGGAAACTAGATGAAATTATCAATCACTCCAAACAAGAGATGATCCAATTAGGCGCAGGATCTTTAAAATCGCTACAGGTGTGGAAAGCAGCAGAACCAATCTTGGGTTGATAATGATAAAATACCTGTCTTATTCTAAAAAAATGAATTTGGGCTCCGGATAGCCTTATTCAACCTTAAAAAAGATAAATATAAAAATGCGCTTCCGAAGGAAGCGATGCGAGCGAAGCGAAGCATTAAATTAGTTCCCTTCGGGAACCCGCTTCGCGGAAATCTATTGACGTAAATTGAATTTCATAATACAATAAATAAAATTAAAAGGATGTTAATTATGGATAGACAAAAAATTATTGTTGCCTTAGAAACTTTAAGGGATTATAATAGATGGAGAAGAGGGCAGCTAAAAGTGATGCCCAACGCAACATTAATAGGAGAATCAATTGAATTAGTGATTGATTTAATATCAACAGAAATCTTAAATAAAAAATAATATGATCAAGAACGTTTATGAAATTTTAAAAGAATTTGAAGGTGCTAAAACCGATCAACAACGAAAACAAATTCTTGAACAAAATAATATCTATTACTTTAAACAAGTATTACAATATACATTTAATCCAAATTATCAATTCTACATTAAAGAATTTCCAACAGAATATATCAAACCCGATACTTTTCCTGGAATTCGATTAGCTGGTCTTGAGTCAGAACTTCGTAGAGTTTATCTTTTCTTAAAAGGTGATCCAACAGCGGATACATTAACAGAACAAAAACGTAATGTTCTTCTATTACAACTTTTAGAATCATTTGAACCTGAAGAAGCAGTTGTTTTCGTCAACATGATGAAAAAAGACCTTCAAATCCCAGGATTAACAGAATCTTTAGTCAAAGAAGTTTTTCCAGAATTATTTTAACACTTTTAAATTTTATATGAAACAAAATATTAATATTTTTGATGATTTCGGTGAGTTTCAAACAAAAAAACGAAAATCAACTAAAAATTTGAAAACCAAACGAGTCTCATTTTCTGAATTGGATTATGACGATAATTTTTCTTCAAACAAAAAATACAAAAATGTCGATTATAAAAAATACTAGAGATATATACAACAATATTTCTAAACCTGAACCTGCAAAAAGCCCAGTAATTCCAGCTAATCAAGAATTGTTGGATAAAGTTGTTAGCGATTTAAATAAAAAACCTCAAATTGCTCCAAAAATAAAATAAGAGATTAATATGATACCAGAAGATTCTACTTTACGCAGACATTACCTGACTGAATTGAAATATAAACAGGAATCTCAATTTGAGGATTTTATTTCTGTTGCTACAGGTAAAGGATCACAAGTTAACCCAATACCACAATTTCCTGCAGCCCAGGAATCAATTCCTTATTCTTCTTATCTAGCAGCATTTGCTTTTGTTTTGTTGCTGTTGGTTTTATTTTAGTGCTTGACTTTTTGATGACTTTAGGTTAAGATAAAGTTTCCAATTAACCTGTAAGGATTTTATTATGAGTATTTACACTAAAGAAGATATTAAACAATTATTGCAAAATAATGTTGGTACTGTAACTTTCACTAAAACTGATGGTACAGAACGAGTTATGAAATGCACTTTACAATCTCATGTGTTACCTAT